CACTGCTACGCTTGTAAATACTAAACCACCATCTTTAGATACTGGTGTTACAACCTCTGTCCATTTAGATTGATTTGCTGTCACTATTGCTGCATTTACGTTTTCTCCAAAACCTGAAGTTAAACTTGTTCCTGTAACAGTAAATTTATGGCTACCGCCTTTCAAAAAAATTGTTCCAGCAGTTGAACTTGTGGTTTCTGCGTAAAGAATATCATCTACTGCAAGATGCACGTTGCCATCACTAGCTGTATCGAATGTAATATATTTTGCCATGTTAAAAAATTTTATGGGTTAAACAAAAAACAAAGATACAACATTTTGTTATGTGTTTTTTGCTAGTGTTTTAAGGTGTTTAAACAAATCAATACCATCATCACTCTCAAAAAATGATGCAGCCATAAATAGAGCGTCTTCTCCATACGGCACATTAGTTATTTTAGTTTTCTTAGACGAACTATTTAGCCATATCTCTTTGCCTTGATTACGAAGGGTTAAAAGTTTTTTATCAAAAAAAGATTGGATAGTTGCGTTTAACTTAAGAGCAGGATCTTTCAAAATATTTAAAAAGAACTCTGGTTGTGATTTAGCTAATTTTCTTATTTCTCTTTTAAGCTCTTCAATAGATTTTTTAGATGGGTCTTGTTGGAATAAGACTCGNGTCATNTTTTCCACTTGTTCGACATTTAAGTTTTTAGCTTCAATTAGCGCATCTACTTGGATATCATCCTTAGCGTTTTGCTCTGCTGCTTCTCTTTCAGTGTCTATTTCTACAAACACTTTACCTTTGGCAGGATGAACATGTAAAAATTGTTGAAGTATATTTTTTTCTCTAGGCACTCTTAAAAAACCATCAGCAAACCATATTTGCTCTCTAACAATTTGTCCATCTTGCTCGTCTACAAAAATAGATTTTTGATTAGGCGAATATCTTATAGGTCTGTTTAGGCCTTTTTTATCATCCCAATAGAGCATTGGGTTTTTACCTTGGCCCTGATCAATTCTATATTGTAACGGAGCCTTGTCTTTCGTAAGTTTATACGATCTGTCTTTTACTTGTAATTTCATTAGATTAGATTTAAATTTTAATAAAAATAAGAGAAGGGGATTATCTCCCCCTCTCTTTAATTAACTACTATTCTTGGAATAAGAAGAAGTTGTTTGCACCCATTGTACATACAGCTCTCTCAGACAAGAAATTAACTTGCATATTATCTATGTCTGTAGTAGCAGCGCCACCAGCAGAACCAGTAATCCAAGTTTTGTAACGTCTATCTTCAGTTTCAGAAGCTCTATAACGCACATGTAAAAATGGTCTTTTAGCGTTTTTACCAAGTATTTGGTCATAAACACTAGTTGATCCAGCTGGCACAAGCAGTCCGTTAATACGTCCTGAACTTGCTCCTGTTGGAAGTCCACCTCTCATTGTAGGGTCATTTAGATATTTCCAATCTGTTTTATAGAAGTCATAACCTCTTCTAAAACCAGAGAAACCTAGATTTAAGGCCATCTCTTCGTCGTTGTCAAATAGACCATAAGAAGTCCCGCCTGCTCCGTAAGAGTTTTGTGCGGCTAGCATATCATCGATATCAAATGCAAATTGTCTGTCAACAAATAATACGTTTTCTTCGATAGCTCCTTGCTTGTCTAGTCTACTAATAACAGCGTCAAAATCGGCTAGTGTTGTTGGATTTCCTCCATCCCAGATGTTTCCTCTTTGAGAAACTGAGTAGAAGATACCGTCAGAACCAGCGCCTGGATTAGCAGCACCACCTGAACTACCTAAAGCGGCAGCGGCACCAGAGTTAGTCTCTGCGGGTACAGCTTCAATCATTGACGTTTCTAGATAATCATCAAATCTTAACCTTGTTTCGTGCTCAGATTTTAGATACCATAGATATCCTGTGGCTCCGTCTTCAGTTGTAATCTCAACCCATCCGATTTGCGCCATATCAGAACCTGATACAGTGTAAGTATCTTTGATTATGATAGGCTTGTTTTCGAATATGAAGTCATTAGATTCTAAAGAACCAACCATTCCAGCAGTTCCTTTTCTAAATTCTGATCCATAAATAAATACAGTAAGGTTTGTGTCTGTAGCGGCAGCTGCACCACCTGTGTTTCCAACATATCCACCTGCTTCATAAAAAGCAACTGCAAATGCTCCTGCGCCGTTTGCTCCTGTTGGAGCCGTAACTGATGTTACAACAGCTTTGTTTAAACCTGAGCCATCGTTCTGTACAATAACTACAGTTTGACCAACTCTAATTACTTGTTCAGCAGTGGTGGGGTCTAAAGTGTCATTTACTTGAAATGTTCCTGTATCAGCTGCATTAGCTGCTGCTGATCCAACAGATGTGTATTTAGTGTGTAATCTACCTTGCTCTGCCCATTTAATAAGGTCTGAGTTAGTAGGCATCTCTGCTCCTACCATTCTTAGGAAGGATGAGATGGTTCTATTTCCATAACGCTCAAACTCTTTTTCATAAGTATCAGGTAGATACTGATTTAAAAAGTCGAAGTTGGTTATGTAGTTTTCTGTTGACGGGGTTCTCTCTGAACTCGGAGTCAACGCAAACGTAGGTACGGATTTTACTTGTCCTGGCATAATAATAATTTTTTAAATTTAACTTTTCTTTATACTTTTTATTCTTAAACCTCGGCTCGATGGCTGAGATAATGCTTTGACCTGCATGCCGCCCTTCGCTACTGCTTGTGGTGCGCTTCTTTCTGTCATATCAATATTCTTAGTTTTACGCATCACGTTGTCGGTAGCTTGAGACTGACCTTGCTCATAAAAAAAACGAGCAAACTTTTCAGGATTCATAGCTATAGCTAAAGATCTATGATAGCCTTCAGGGTCAACTAAAAGCCCTTGATCATCCAAATATTTGTTTACAAAATTCATTGGAGTTTCTTGCGCTTTTCTTAACTCTGATGCACTACCAGGAGAATAAACTAGTTCACTGTCGTCAATCTTAAATTTAAAACCTTTAAACTCAGGACTAAAAAGCTCGTTGCTTTTTTGGACAAACCATTGACTTCGTTTAGATGCCTCCTCTTGTTGATTTTTAGCATCATTTAAATATTGCCTGTAAGCTTGTAGTTCTTCTGAAGCAGTGCCAGAACTTTCCCTTGACTCAAGAGGCTGTTTATACAACTCCTGCTGTTGTCTAAAGAACTTTTTTGCTTTAGCAATTTCTTTTTTCTTTGTTAGTTTGAGTTTTTTAATATGAGCCGGCTCATCAACTTCCTCATCAAATTTAAAATCATCCATCATCATGTCGATGTCTTCAGAGTCTAAACCTTCTTCGGTTATTGCATAATACTCTCTTAACAAAGAGTCAGGATTCATATCTGAATAATCTCTTTGTAACTTTACAAAATCAGATATATTTCTTCCTGTTTCTTTTTATACTTAAAGTAAGCCGCTACATCCTCTGGTAACTCTTCACTCTGTTCTCTTTCAGTTAAGAGTTCATCAAAAGAATTTATCTGCTTACCGTATCGTTGTTCAATATATGAAAGAACTTGGTTGTCGTCAAGCTGAGGTTCTTTCTCAACTTGTTCAACTTATTTTTTCTTTTTCTTCTTTTTTATCAACAGTCAAATCCACCTTAGGATCTTCTGTTGTGTTTGCTTCAACTACTTCTGGTTCTTTGACTTCAGTAGTTTGGTTTTGTTCTAGTTCACTTTCGTGTTTGTCAAGTAATTCTTGTTCGACTTGCTGAGCTGATTTTGAATCGACCTCAGTCATTTCTCTTACTTTTATTTCCATTAGATTAAATTTTTACAAAGTTATATAAAAAAATAACACACTTTAGCGAGGTTCAAACTCAGCTAAATCAAAACCATCTAAAGAATCCTCGTTTGATTCAAAGTTTTTTGGAGGAAGATTATTTTTTCGTTGTGTTATAAGTTGTGATTGCTCAGAGTTTTGCTGACTAATCCTATCGCTTTTGGCTTTTTCTTTATCTTGCTCTCGAGTAGAGATAGATTGCTGAGTAATACCTTGTAGCTGTAGATTGTATTGGAACTCTTGTTCCATTAGCTGAGACTTAAGCTGGGCTTCGTTTTTATTCCGTTCAATTTCGAAAGCAATCTCTGCTTGTTTGTATTGCATTTTAGACTTAGCCTCAGCGTCAATTTTTTGCATCGCCACTTGTGCAGCTAACTGTTGTGATTGAAGTTGTTGTTGCGCCACCATAGCTTGTTTTTGCATTTCTCTTTTTTCGTCAGCTTCTTGTTTAGATTTTCTTTTGACTTTAAGTAATTGATTGGCAAGTTTTAAATTTTGTATTTCACGAATATCTATCGCATCCTCCAAATTAATATCTCCTTTAGATAAAGCCATTTGAATGTTTTGCTCTAGCATAGCCTGCTGCTCCTCGTCAGGCGAAAGCTCTATAAATATACCGAAGTCATATATATACAGATCGCTTATCTCGGCCAGTATACTTACATTATATTTTCCTATTTTATTAATAAAGTCTTCTTTGAAGGCAGAGTATTCTAATATGTCTGCTACTCTATAGGTAAGTGCTTCAGAAAGCGTTCGATAAATATAAAGACTACCGTCTAGTATATGTCTTGTAGCTGTGTTAGAGTTTAAAGCCGCTAGCTTTTGTACCCCCACTAACGCATCTGGACTTGGCGTAGAACCGTCTCTCGCCTCATTTAAGCCCGTTACAGCCCTCATCATGTCTAAGTAGTGGTTATAGTTAGCTATGAGCATTTGTGTCTTAGAAGCGCCTGAATTGCTTGTGAGCTGCTGTATGGGAACTCGAGCGTTGTTGAACTCGCCCTCTTGGGTATAGCTTCTACCTATAACACTACCTGTTTGAAAATAAAGGCGTAGGGCATCTTCAGGATTGTAGCCTTGTCCTGTGCCTAAGTCCACTTCATTTAATCCATCGGCATCTATGTAAACACCATCCGGAACAGTTCTAGCAATGACTTGTTGTAGTTTTAGATGTGTGACTTGTATTAAATCAGCAAAAGGAATCATACGTCTAACTAAAGACTCAATAACACCTTTGTACATCCTAGGTGCTACAGCTATATAGTTAGGCATGGCATGCTGTGAACTTGACTTTGGGCGAACCATATTTTTAGCGAGCTCCCACTTTAATAAGATGTTAGTTCCCATAACCATTACTCCATCATACCAAACGTCTATGGTCTTTTCGATCTTCTCAAAGTTTCCTTCTTCAAGCATTTCATCGGGTGGATTGAAAGTGTCATCTTTCTCAATCATTTTTGTACCACCGTTATCTAACTTTTTCTTCTTATAGACCATCTTTTGTGTGGTCTTATAATTAAAATACATGAGAGTACAAGTGTCACGATAAAATATATCGTTTTCATAATACTGCGCGGTATTAAAATAATCATACCAACTTTGGCTGTATTGAGCAATTTTTTCTAAATCTTCTCTTGTGAGTGTAGGGTCTATTTTTACAAGCTCCGCTGTGGGAACTGTTTTAATTTCACCCCAATAAAAACAATCTTTAAAGTTTGGATCTTCAGTATAGCTATAAACTAAATTAGCTGGGTCAACATATTTCACTGTTACTCCAGCTCCAGGCAAGAACTCGTGTTTGGCCACCGCAATACCGGTTACCATCATATCGTAATCTAATCTTTTGCGAATGTCTTGATAATGATTTTCTGCAAATATTGTATTGATAGCTTCTTCCTCAGCTATCTCAATAGCTGGTTTATAATTTAAATTCATGTAAAGAGAAAGCTCCTCGTCACTAGAGGGCAACTCGTCAGGATCCATTATGAAGGGATCGAACCCTGTATTTTCTTGTACTGTCTGTAATACTTCTTTAGCGGCCATTTGGCCTTCAATCATATCTTGATATTTATTTCTTTTGGATTGGGATAGAGCATCTTGGGCATAGGCTTTTACTTTAAACAGCCTGTCTGACATTCCGTTTACCACAATATCAACAAACTTAGCTATTATAGGGACGGGTGTCCAATCTAAATTTAAATAGGATAAATCCCCATCTACAGCTAGCTCGTTTTTATATTTATTTATTGGCTGCTCTCCACGCGCATACAATCTAAGCCTGTTGAAATCCCTCCACTGAGAGTAATATCTACAGCCCGTCGAATCCTTTCTAACCCATTCATATTGTATTGCTTGACCTATCTGAAGTCCATACTCTTCCGTTGCTTTCTCTGCGTCTGATACATATTGACTAGGAAAGCCCACAGATGAAATGTCGATTTTAACTTCTTTCATCTAATTAATTCGCTTATTATTCCATCATTGCTATATCTTGCAAAGTTAAGGTTTATTTTCGATTGTTTTTTTGTTGGAAGATATATTCCTTTTTGGTTTGCCATAATCGCCAATCCAGAGCTTATACTGGCATCAAAACGAGTACGGTTACTTATATCAAATTTTGCCCAATCATCTAGAAGGCGATTAAAATAAATAGTGCCCATAGCGTCTTTTTCTCTGTAAGTTGATTCCATATCTAAACCCACATATTTTTCAATATAAGATTCTATAGCAGCTGCGTGGGATTGCTTTACATCTTCAGATGTATTAGGTATGCCCCCCAACTCTTTTTCTGTTTTAGATAAATTATTATAATGCTTGTCTGGCCGGTTCATACAATACCCTCTGTATCCTCTATTTTTAAAATGATACAAAAGCCTTGGTTTATTGTTTTCAACTAGTATGGGCATACTATAGTAGACACAAGCCATTAACACTTCTTCGAAGAATATCTCTGCTGTCTGTGGTCTTGCTATATATTCCAAAAAAAACTCATTGCTCGGAGCCTCATCCATATTATACTTTGTAAGACCATGCAGCGCCCCGTTAGATCCTGTGCCTCCAACAGTTCCCGATATATCATAAGAGTCACAACCAAATGCGCCTATATGTTCATTTACCGGATAAAAAGAATTGCTCTTATTTATTTTTTTATTAGTAAGATTTTTGTTTGGAAACCAACTAATTTTAAATCTCCCCCTAGAATCTGGCGTCCAAACTACCTCCCCGTCTTTTTTGCCATCTCTCCAGTAAAACTTACCTCTTGTTATATGATGTTCCATTATTAAGGAATCATTATAATCGATTTGCTGATATAGTTTTGTAAGATTAAATAAAGAACCTTTACTTTCATCTCTAAAAGCGTGTGACTCTGTTCTTGGAAACTGTCTATAAAATTCATTGAGTGCGTCTGGATCTTTCTTTAGAGAATCAACTTCTGCCTCCCAATAGTCAATCGCTCCGTTGGATATCATTTCACCATCAACACCTTTAATTGGCTTGACAGGTTTATGCAATACAGGCATGCCGTGTATATCAATAAACCCTTCCATGTTCCATTCCATAGGTATAAACAAAGAGTATAGGCCGCTTTTAGTTTGACCATTGTTGTTGCGGTTGTTTACATTAGAGTCTTCGTATAGCTTTTTAAAATTTTCTCCACCCTTGTTGAGTGAGTTTGATGTAGAGCCCATCATACATTTACCTATAATTTTACTACCTAGTCTGAAACATGTTTTAGTTACTCTCCAGTTGTTTTGTATGTTGTTTGGTTTGATCCACTTACCACTTTCATCGTGCACTAGGAGTAAAAGTTTTTCTCCATCGTATGAATTATCATCAGTGTTTTTCCAATCAATAGTAGTGTCAAGCCCTTCTAGTTCGTCATCAACTAAATCGTACATATTTTTTTTTGTAATCTTTGATGCGGGCACTCTAAAAGCTAGCTCTGTTTTTGGTTTATCCATTCCATCTTGTATTGGTTTGAAAAAGAACGGCAACCGGTTTGCAATAGGGACAACTTTATCAGTAAACATTTTTTTTGCGTCAGATCCTGTTTTAGATAATATACCCACCCTTGAATCTTTTGCTAGCGTTCCAGTATTAACACATTCGGATGATCCCATGAATGAAAATCCTGATCTTCTAATCTTTAAATAATCCAATCCGAAACATCTTTTGTCGGCCTTGCAAGCCTCCCAATATAAAAAGAATATCCGATTAGCTTCTCTAAAATCGGGATATCCTACATCAATATTAGTCCACTGCAAATACATATAATGTGAACCTGTAATATATGTAGGCTTGCCATTGTTATAAAACCAATATCCTTGTTCTCTTTTATCAAACTCATATTCTATATAATCTACCCATCTGTTTTTGAACTGGATAGACATTTCATTCCACTGGAATATAGACTGTATTTTATTTAGTTGTTTTGAAATTCTCTTTACGCTCCCAATATTGACCCGTAAGCAGATGGAGATCTTTTGTAGATGTTTTTGGGTTGGCTAGGCAGCCCGATACACAAGCCATTTATGTTTATCACATTTCCGAGTGTTCCATCTCGACTGATTATAACAAGATCATATTTTTCGTTATAACCATAGAGCCAAGTTTTAGCCGTATTCTTTCTAGATATTACATTTTTAGGAATGTAATCTTGTACGACGTGGTATAAGCTATTTAGATCTTCTTTCTGCAAATCCTTGTTTTGTTAAACTAGCATTTTCGCTAGGGTTTAAGTTTTCTTTTTCTTGATCTATCTTAGATAAAATATCAAATGCATCAAATATAGCAAGTTTTTTAGTAGCCGCTGCGTTTTTTAGCCTGTCAGCTGCTAGCTCGTCTTCAGGGTCGGGTTTAATGATATCCTCTCGTGCGACCTTGATAAGTTGCTCAACAGCTTTTCTTCCTGCTTCTATTATTTTTACTTTTAAATCTTTAGATTCCATTACTATATATTTCTAATGATTTGCTTTCAGCTAATGCCTTTTCGTGTTCAAACTTACCGTTTTTAAAATACGGATAAAAATGATTTTCTTCCCAATGCTCTCTATAATCAGCCCCTCCTCTAAACTGCAAGTTGCATTGGCTGCATTTTATACTAAATATCTTAGCCCTCATTTCTTTTGTTTTAAAAACATTACTTGAACTAATCTAGAATATTCTCCTTCACCATAATTTTCTGGTATATTTCTTGCGTGCGGTATATTTGAGTCAAAGACTACCACCCTATTATACTCAGCGTAAAATGTACACATTGGCAAATGACCGTCCGCGACTTTATTAAACTTATATAGGGTAGTCCCATCTTCTAGTGGTTGCCATTTGTTTAGATATAGTAAAATAGTTTTATCACCCATCATTTCGTCCGTATGAATAAAATTCGGCTCTTCTTGATTTTGGGGGATTGTCTTATAAAATTAAATGCTACGTCGTAGTCAGGGTAACCTTCTTCAATTTTATATTGCATTTCATCCATGCCTCTTACTTGTATTCCTTTAAATTTTGGTCTCCGACCTCTATATCCTCAAACTTTCCTTTTAATACCTCAACAACGTATTTATTAGGGTCATCTAAAAAATTATCAATCATTATATAATTCATATACTTAAAGTTATTTGGTGATCAAACATACGATAAAGTTTTTCCCCATACAACTTCAAACTCGTATTCGCTATTTGGTTGAAATATTACCGTGTCGCCTACCGATAGATTCTGTTTTTTTAAATAATTATTTATATATTTTAATTTACCTGTTAAAGGTTCTTCTTTGTTATTTTTAATAATATAAGTGTTTTTCTTTTGTATTGGTTTGACAAAGCAATATCTGTCGTGGCAATGCCATTTACCCTTGTGTTTATACATAAAAAACTGCTCGTTATCAATAAAATATAAATCATCCATAAAATAACTTTTCCCACTTCTCTGTCTACCTTTCATGTCATTGTAATATTTAAATACATTATGGTGAACCAACAATATATCTCCTCTTTTTATTGGGCCCTTATATCTTAAAGGTGTAGATATTACGGTAGCAAGCCTGTTGGAAGCCAGATGATTTTCTTGCGATGTGTTAGTTATAAAGTCTGTTCCGGATATGTTTTTGGTATTTCTATATCTCGCGCCATCAACAGGGGTGGCAATGAAGTGTACTGGTGATTTCATTTTAAAAGTCTATGCTATATTCCACGGAGGCTGGCATAGTTGGACTAAATTCTTTCCAAAGCATTACCTCATCTCCTTTTTCAATCCAAACTTTCAAAGACCCAGAGCGATCATCTCTTTCAATCAAATGAATATAATAATCTCCGTTAAGTATTTTTTGTCCAACCAAATAATGCATAGCGCTAGATTTGTAATCTGGCCCAATAGAAATTTTTCTTATACCTACAGTAACGTCCATTTGATTAAATTATAATGACAACTAAGATACAAATAAAATTACCTCCCTTGACCTCGGTAAAGCTTGCGGTAATTTTTTGAAGATTTNAATGCAGATGTTTTTGTTTTGGAGTGCACATTAGGGCGCTTTACTTTTTTTGTNNTTTTGTGTATAAAAGACGCTTGTTTAGCCATTTGGATCTTTCATTAAATTAGTTTTTTGTTTACTCCCCATAGAGCTCCCAAAGTAATAACCAATGACTTGTGTAAAGGCCGCAACCACAGCGCCAAACCCCATATCAAATAATCTTTGGGATTCTTCGGGTATCTGCCATAGTCCTATAGCCCCAGCTACAACACCAATAAAACAAAGAGTTATTCCCCACCCAACTGTTTTGAATAATATATCATTAGA